GTTGGTGCTCCTCCTGGCTATGTAGGCTATGAGGACAGCAATCTTTCCGGGGGATTGTTAATCAAAGAGCTTGAAAAGAACCCCTATAGTGTGTTATTGTTTGATGAAATTGAAAAGGCGCACCCTGATGTTAGCAACATTCTATTACAGCTTATGGACGAAGGTCATGTTACTGGCAGCAATGGCAAACGAGCTGATGCTCGCAATGCTATTGTTATACTTACTAGTAACTTAGGCGCTGCTGATAACGATCGCAATGCCATTGGGTTTGGGGCAATTGAGCGCACTGGTGAAGATGATGCAGCCATTAAGGATTTCTTTAAACCTGAATTTAGAAACCGACTCGACGCTGTTTGCAAGTTTAATCGACTGAGTCGAGACAGTATCAAATTGGTAGTTGGTAAGTTCATTGACGAACTCAATACTGCACTAACTGATCGCGGTATTCGTGTGAGACTGGTTGCCAGTGCTGTTGAACACCTGGTTGATACGGGCTATGATGCTAAAAATGGCGCTAGGCCCATGGAACGCAAAATCAACGAGTTGATCAAAGTGCCATTAGCTAAAAAGATACTGTTTGAAAATATCCCCGCAGGATCTACAGTGTTTGTTAAAGCCGAAGATGGTGAATTGACTATCAACTATTTAAAGACCGATGCTGCTGCAATTTATCCACAAATTCCTTTCAATTATCCACATGTGAGTGAAAATGGACTTATTATCGTCAATTCTTCAGACTAACCCTGAAATTTCTTTTAAAGAGGCCACGCGACTTTACTTTGGTCAATTCCCAGTCAAGTTGGTATTTAATTTTGAACTTAACCTTACTACATTTAGACAACGGAGATTTATAAATGTAGTAAAAGCTCATTTAAATTCAACCGAAACCGCGCCCGCTCGAGGCCGAGTCAGGCAGGACGGTTATTTGGTCACTGTGTTTATAGAGTCAACCAGCACAGCCCGACAATTAATTGATCATGTTGATTTGGTGTTTAATAACAGCAGTGTTGATCTTGCCCTCGTTGCAATGGAATTTCCATTAACTCAACAACGTCAAGACCACTTGTTTGCCGACGGCGTTGTTCGTAGCAAAAATTTCAAATATCGTTTTAAAGTCATCATTACCAATGGGCTATCACGAAATCACCAAGCAGCAATAAACGAATTAATGAAATCAATTGCTGAAGATTTAGAAAATTTTTACGTCAGTCGTGGAGTAAGAAATCAACTAGGACGCACTTATTATTTCTATGATAATCATTATTACTGCAATGATCTTGGGCATATTACTTGGATTCGACTACTTGATCCAAAATTTATCAAGAAGATTCAACCAGTTATAAACGAAACATAAATAATCAACAGGGCACGAAAATGGCAAAGATCTTTACAGAAAAACTCATTATCGAAATCAGCAAAATTGGTCGAGACAGCGACACTTATGCTTTTGCCTATGACACCGACACTGTGATACAAAATCTTGAAACTGTGCTTCAGGAAATTCTTCCCGAAATGCTGGGGGAGAAAGACGTTATAGTTGAGGTCAAGCCGTGATTTCCCAAACACTACTGTCCAATGTAGTATATGGTGCTCTAACCGGAACTTATGCTGGACTAACACCCCCATTTTACTCAGTAAAATTTCCCGGCGACGGATACCGTGGTGATAAACACGGTGTTCACACATTTGCTTACTTTGTTGATTCAAGTTTTGTAGGTTCAATCGTAATTCAAGCAAGTTTAGCAACTGCTCCAACAAACACAGACTGGGTAACACTGGATACTACTCGTATTACTGTTGCTGCACCCGGTCCCGCAGTTGCTGCTACCCGCACATATAATGGCAACATATTATGGATAAGGGTGGCGGTAGAATCGTTTACTGCTGGTACTATAGTTAAAGTCCAATATTCAAATTAAATTCTAGTGTTGACGTAAGCCCAGTATGTTCAAACATACTGGGCTTTTTCTTATTTGGCTAAATAATTTAATAAGAAAAAACGCTTGATATGAGTAAAACACTTGTAATACAACCCGGGGGCTATCATCCTTTTCACGCAGGGCACTATGCACTGTATCAATCAGCGGTTAAAGCCTTTCCTGGCGCTGATGTGTATGTTGCTGCCACCAATGACACCAGTGAAAGACCTTTTCCTTTTGCCATCAAAGAGAAACTTGCTCAAGTTGCGGGTATTCCTCAAGGACATTTTGTACAAGTCAAAAGCCCGTTTAGTGCAGAGGAAATAACTAGCCAATATGATCCCAATGACACAATATTGATTTTTATAAAGAGTCAAAAGAATTCCAAGAGTGGATCGGATCCCGAAGGTCCGTTTCCCGCAGAAGTTGATCCTGCTACAGGTAAATTGCCTTTGGTAACTAGAGGTGCTAGAAAAGGACTGCCGGTAAGTGACAGATTACAATACCTTAAAGGCAACGAAAACAATCTGCAGCCCATGAGTCAGCATAGTTATCTAGCGTATCTACCAACTGTAAAGTTTGGTTCTGGTATTAAGAGTGGAAGTGAATTACGTAAAATGTGGCCAACTTTGGGCACTGAAGGCAAGACTGAGCTGGTCATGAGCATGTATCCAGCAACACAAAAGAATGAGCGACTTGCTGCAACAGTAGTTAAAATGATAGACATGGGTATGGGCAGTGCAGAACAAGTACAAACAACAGAAGGTAGAAAAATGTCAACAAAAAAATCAGTTGGGGAAAATTTCAGTGGAGCGTTTGCATCGGTAGCAACTCCCCTAGGTGCAACACGCCGTAGAGTAAAAGAAGTCATTGCGCCAGTAACTGGTGCAGGGGCAACCAAAACGGCGACAACTACACCTGCTGCTAAACCCAACACCGCAGCAATGAGTACACTGGCACAAGGTGCAAAAACTGCTGGTGGCACAACTGCTTCAAATACCATGGTAAGTACCGCATTGTCCAAATTAGCAGCAGGGGCGCAAGGGCCAGCACTAAGTCAACAAGAGCGTGAAGCTGTGTCAGGTATAGCCAAAGGTATCGCTGATGCTGATTCAGCAGAAGCTGCAAAATTAAAGTCCCTTATTAAGCCTGTTGCTGAAGGTGCCGCAGAAGATAAAAAGCCCACCCCTGCTGATGTATTAGATCATGCTCGTCGAGCTAGAGAGTACACTGGGCAAAAACCTGTAAAAGAGGTCACAGAACCAAAAGTAGGTGACAAGTATACAACTAGTAAAGGTGGAACCGTAACTCGTACTGCTCGCGGACTCAAACATACCCAATCTCCTGAAGCAGGAAAAGATGTCAAACCCGGTAACCCGTCAAAAGTGCCACTTGATCGATATAAACTGCATACCCAGCCAAGGCCCATGTTTTCAGGTGATTTATCAGAAGGCGCAGTACAACAATTAAGTGTTGGTCAGTTGGCTACCATCAGTGATGAAGCGCTAGACAGTGCTTACCATTATGGCCGTAGCAGCCCAGGTAATACCTTTGGTTGGCAAGCCAATTTAAAGTCTGCGGCTTTTGCTAAAAAAATCATTGACTCGGGTGTCACAGACATAGAAAAAATTAGCGATGCTATACACCGTGGGTGGAATGTAACTGCACAGGCGTTTGTTAAAAATCCAATGCAGTTTGACGATTCCAAGACCATGGCCCCAGAAAAACTACAGGCCAAGTTAGCACAGCGTGAAAAACTAATGACACAGCAGTACGCTCGATTGCCTGAAGATGAAAAAGAAAAGGACCGTGTAGTTGCTCGTGCTATGCTAAAGGCTATTACAGGCGAACAAGGTGTGGCGGAAGGCAAGTTGAATTTTGAAGAAGGTGATTGCCCTATTTTTGCAATTGCATTACATAGACTATCTAAGATGCCACTAATGGCATTGGTTGAGTATGATGATCAAATGGGCGGCACAGTATTAATTCATGCGTATGTAAAACTTGATGATAGATGGCGTCTTGACGCTTCTGGAGAGACTGATGTTGATTGGATGTTGCAAAAATACCCAAATAACGGTCACGCAGAAGAAATTGAGATTAGTGAGAAAGATTTGCTAGAATTGGGATATGGAAAAAGTAAATGCCCTACTTTACAACAGGTTCTGCCCCACGCCAAAGAAGTTTTACAAAATATAGAAGAAGGTCAGCAAGGTGTGGCGGAAGGTGGTCCGTTTAGTTATGGTAAAAAAGCCCCACGCAAAGGTTCAGTGGCTGATTTGGCAGCACAAAAGCGTAAAGAACAGGATAAAAAAACTCCCCTTATTGAACCACGAGACCAAATGGTTGGCAATGCCAAGGTTACGAAGGATGTGAAAGAAGAGTGGAGTCAAAAGTACAAGAATAGTATCAATTGTAAGCATCCAAAAGGTTTCTCACAAAAAGCACACTGTGCTGGTAAGCGCAAGCATACTGAAAGCACAGTTATGGAAATGACCTGCCCTGACTGCGGTATGTGTAAGTCACACGGCACGCTCAGTGAAATCCGTAAAGGACAAAAAGATGCCAATGGTTATACAAAGTGCTGGCCAGGCAAACATGCTGAAGGTACTAAAAAGGGCAGTAATGGTGGACAAGTGCGTAACTGTGTGCCAAATGACGGGGTGACAGAAGACTTTAAGATGAAGTCTGATTTTAGAAAAGAATCTGACGCTGCACTAGCAGACTTTTTAGCACGCGGCGGGGAGATCGAAACAGTTCCACCAAATCGTGTGCGAGTCAAGCCCGGGCAAAGTCTAGCCAGTAAGCATATTGGCAGTAAACGAGAAACAGGAAGAATCGTAGGTAAGGATAGACGAGTTCACGGTAACAAACCTGTAGTCAATGTATCAGAAGTAAATGATTACTTTAAACGTCGTAAAGATGAAGAAGATCGCATTGCTGGGGTTAAGCCACCTGCCAAAAACAAGAAAGACCCTGCCAAAACTGACTACCAGCAGCGTCGTAATCAAGAGCAGCAAGTTGAGGAAGCTAAACAAAAGCCTTCAGCACAAGAGCGTTTTAACAACCGTTTGAAAACCAAACACGGTATTGACCTTGCCGCTATGGAGCGCCAGTGGGCTGAACGGACCAAAAAGATTGAAGCTGAGATTGAGGCATTAAGAAAGCAAGAGCAACAAGTAAGCGAAAGCTATTACCAATTTGACGAAAGTTGGAAGAGTAAACTAGCTGGTGCTGCCCTTGCTGGAGCTGCTGCATTTGGCGGTGCTGCCCACGCAGGTGGTATGTCATTGCCTCCCGCAGGATTAACTCCGGCTCAAGCTCAAGAGTTTGCCGCTACACAAATGGCCGGGCAACAGGCAATAAATCAACATGCTGCTCAACAGGCAGGAAAAATTGACTATAGAAAAGATGGCCCGATCACAAAAAGTTCGTTAGGTCATAAACTGGAGTATGGTATTCCTGTAAATGCTAAAGGTGATTTTATCAATCCCAATAGATTACCAAATATTCATGAACTACCAATGGAAGAACAGCAAGCAATGTCAGACGCCTATAAAACTTGGTTAAAGGACTATCTAAGTCGTTGGCCTGATGCTCGACAACAGCCAGATGGATCAATGCAGGCTATCAAGCCCGGTCTTGCTCCTATGTACCCTAAATAACTTGAGATAACAAAATGGAAAAAGTCATACTAGCCCTAAAAGCTGCCCTAGCCGACAGCTTTGTGTTTTACTACAAAACACATCAATCACATTGGAATGTTGAGGGCATACTGTTTGGTCAGTTCCACGAACTGTTTGCCAATATATACGAAGAAGTATACGGCAGTATCGACACACTGGCCGAAGAACTGCGTGCACTAGATGCTTATGCTCCCATGAGCACTGCTGCCTTGCGCGAACTCAGCAGTATTGAAGAAGAAACCATCACCCGTGATGCTCGCGGAATGGCTGCTGCCTTACTGGACGACATCAGTATAGTAATGAAGTCATTGGAAATGACTTATCATTTTGCCGAACTTGAACATCAACACGGTCTCAGTAATTTCATGGCCGAGCGTCAAGACGCGTTTAAAAAGCACCGTTGGATGCTGCGTAGTACTCTAAAAGAGTAAATCCCACTTGCTCTGTTCCTGGGTCTTGCTGTATAATACAGCATTACTCAAGGAGTCCGTATGTCAGGAAGAATGTTTTCTGGTGAGCAAAAAGCCAAGTTGACCAGTTTGGTCAACGAAGGTATTCAAATCTATACCGAAATTGAAACCCTTAACGAGGGGTTATCAGACACTATCAAAGCAGTGGCTGAGGAGATGGAAATCAAACCAGGCCTGCTGAAAAAAGCCATTAAAATTGCTCAAAAGAGCAAGTTGACTGATGTCAACAAAGATAATCAAACAGTACAAGATATCCTAGAAACAGTTGGTCGCACCCTCTAAGTGTAAATACAATGCTACACAATTTATTTAGGCCCACGTTGCAGTGGATCAAGGATGACTATCACACCCATCGTTTACGCTTTATTATGGAGTTGGTTGCTTGGACTCTTAGTATTGGGTGTGCTGTTGTCATGGCTGGAACAGTACCAAACCCTCCACTTGTGGCTCTTTATCCCGCTTGGATTACTAGTTGTAGTATCTATGCCTGGTGTGCTTGGTCTCGTCGCTCATTGGGCATGTTGGCTAACTACTGCCTGCTTGTCACCATTGACGGAGTTGCGTTAGTACGACTTTTCCTGTATACTAGTGCGTAATCGGGAGAACTGCTATCAGTTACGTTGACGCACTACATGACAAAACGGCCAATACTATCCACGTGGTTGAACGGGTTGATGGACGGCGAGTATATCAAGAATACCCTGCAGAATATGTTTTTTATCACGATGATCCTGGTGGGCGACACAAGACCATTTATGGTAATCCAGTAACACAATATCGTACAAGAAATCTCAAAGAATTTCAACGCGAAATAAAACTCTACAGCAGTCAGCGTATTTGGGAAAGCGATATTAACCCAGTGTTTCGCTGTCTTGGAGATAACTATCTTGGACAACGAGCCCCCAGACTACATTCAGCAATTTTCGACATTGAGGTAGCATTTCATCCTGAACGTGGCTATGCTCCACCTGAAGACCCGTTTAATCGCATTACTTCAATTACAGTGTATCTGTCTTGGTTAGAAAAGTGTGTTACGCTGGTAATGCCTCCACCCACGCTGACATTAGAAGAAGCTACAAAAATCGCCAACACATTTGATGACACCCTAGTGTTTGAACGTGAAGGCGACATGCTGTCCACCTTCCTAGACTTGATTGAAGATGCTGATGTGCTAACTGGGTGGAACAGCGAAGGCTTTGACATCCCCTACACTATTAATCGTATTACACGAGTCTTAAGTCGAGACGACACACGCCGCATGTGTTTATGGGGGCAGTTTCCCAAACGTAGGACATTTGAGCGATTTGGTGCAGAACAAGAAACATATGACTTGCTGGGTCGAGTGCATATGGACTATATGCAACTGTATCGCAAGTATAACTATGAGGAGCGCCACAGTTACAGTTTGGATTCCATTGGCGAGTACGAGGGACTAGGTAGTAAAGTCAGTTATGACGGTACACTAGAACAGCTTTACAACAATGATTGGCGCAAGTTTATTGACTACAACCGCCAGGACGTTATGTTGGTGGTGCGTATTGATCAAAAGTTAAAGTTTTTAGATCTAGCCAACACCATTGCACACGAAAACACAGTGCTGCTGCCCACTGTTATGGGAGCAGTAGCAGTTACCGAACAGGCTATCATCAACGAATGCCACAGTCAAGGACTCGTTGTACCCAATAGAAAAAAGCGGGCTGCCGTTAAATTTAATGACGATGGGGAAGAGGAAGGTGACAACGGTGCTGCTGGTGCGTATGTGGCCTATCCCAAAAAAGGACTGCATGAATGGATTGGCGGGCTAGACATCAACAGTCTATATCCATCAGTGATTCGTGCGTTAAACATGGCGCCCGAAACCATCATAGCACAGTTAAGGCCCACTTACACAGATCGATATATTGCTGACAAAATGGCCACTAACGGTGGTAACTTTGCTGATGCATGGGAAAACATGTTTGGTACACTAGAATATCAAGCGGTTATGAACCGAGACACTAGTATGATGATCATGATTGACTGGGAACAGGATGGTCGAACTACTGAACATTCAGCTGCTGAAATTCACTCACTGTTGTACGCCGATAATCGCCCTTGGGCATTAAGTGCTAATGGCACTGTCTTTACTACAGAAAGGGAAGGTATTG